GGCTCTCGCTCAGGCAGATAGAGCACGAGTCCCTCCTTGTCCTTTCCACGCCGACCTGCTCGTCCCGCCATCTGGATGTATTCGTCTGTGTAGAGTATGCGCATACCGTTTGTTGCATCATCGTATTTTTCATATCCTGTGAAGACGACTGTCTTGGTTGGCATGTTAATACCCACAGCGAATGTCTCTGTTGCAAAGAGGACCTTGACGAGCCCTTTTGCGAAGAGAATCTCAATAATCTCCTTGAGGAGTGGGAGAAGACCGCTGTGGTGAAATGCTACACCACGCATGAGGAGCTCACTAACCGTGAAGAACTGTTTGGTTGCATTATAGACTGCGGGGTAATGGTGAAGATGAAAGTCAATGATGTGCTTGACAGACGCTGACTCAGAGCTAGTTAAGAGAGAGCCTTGCACTTTGTTTGCAAACACTTCGCACGATTTGCGAGAGAAGCTAAAGAAGAGTGCTGGAAGCATTTCACCTTCCTGTAGATTCGTAATACACTCATTGAGCTGGTGAATGTAAGAGGATGTGCGCTTCTCACCTTTGACGACTGGATCCTCATAGCCACCACTGCGACGATTGGCTACTTCCTGTTTGTGCTCCTTATACTCATCCTCTTTTTGCTTTTTGGAGCGAAGCCAGTCGGTGTAGACAGTCGCGTTGAACTTCTCCTTGTGATCCATGATGGGATAGACATTTTTACCGCGCATGATTCCGTGTGTAAGAGGGACAATGCGGTATTGTGTGGAAATGAGATGGATAGGCTTCTGCTTGAGTTCACCGAGCCATGATGCGAACTTATCAGGCCCATCAATGGTCGCACTCAGAAGAACGAGATTGACTGTGGGGGGCAGAAGAATGAGTGTCTCCTCCCATACACGACCACGCTCTTGATTGTTGATATAATGCACTTCATCAAAGACAACCGCGTCGAGATTATCCAAACTGAGGGCGGCTGAGAGGCCGAGATGTGCTGTGCTGGAGTCTTGTTTGAAGAGGAGATTGCGGAGAATCTCTGTGGTCATAATGACAATAGGCGCATCTGGTTGAAACTTGATATCGCCTGTCATGATTCCCACTTTGCCAGGCCACATTTGCTTGAGGTCGTGGAACTTCTGATTGGAGAGGGACTTGATAGGCGTTGTGTAGAAGACGCGGCGGCCCTTAGAGAGACTGTGCGCAATCTGGTACTCACCCACCAGCGTCTTTCCTGAGCCTGTTTTCGCAGTCACCAGCACATTTTCGTGCTTGAAGATTGCTGAGACGGCATGTTGCTGGAAGGGGTCAAGAGGGAAGTTGTAGGTGGTTTCTGGGGTATCTGCACAGGGTGTCGCAACATCCACGATACGAAGATATTTAGATGCCATCGTATCTTTGATGATTATTGGTGGTGGGTGTGCCGTGTCAAATTTATATGGTTCGTGTTTACACTACAAAAATGGACAGGTCTCACTCTCCCATACAACATGTAGATGCTGCCACTTGTCTTCTGAAAGAAGGCGTTGGAGTCCTTCCAGGCGGCGCGTAAGAGGATCGCCACCACGTGAAGAGCTTACATGTTTCCAGTGCCATTCGAACTGAAGACACTCAACCTGTCCTGTAAAACCTTCCACATGACATGCACGTCGCCACGTGGAAGGACCTCTGTTTGTAGAGACGGCTGTTGTTCGCTTTGCTCCTCCGGACAGTTCGCCATTGTGTTGTCGCAGACGGCGGTCAAGATTCACGGTCGCTCCAATATATGTTTTGTAAGGTGGAGCGCAAGTAACAAGTAAATAAGAGGCCCACATAGTTCTTTTCTCTGATACTCTTTTAGATGGAGACTTCAACAAAAGCACTTCCAAACATTTCGGAGTTCAAAGATCTTACACATATCCCGTATTTCTTGGCAGGTATTTTACTGGTTGACGTAGTTGCGTTGTTCTTGACTCGTTATTATCCTGAGAAGGTTGGTGGAGAGAGCTTGAATGATTGGTATGATAATTTTGGTTTGGAGGGAGTTATCGCAGACGTGCTTGTTATCTTTCTAGGATTCTTAATTGCTCAGTATGTCTACAGTGCCTATATTGCACCTACCTACGGCTGGAATCCTATGATTTTCGTAGCGCTACTTGTTGGTGTTCAGCTCATTCACGATGTTTCATTTTATGAGGGAGTTATCAAGCAGATACCGGTTGGCATGAACAGCATGATGGATACTTATAAGAAGTATGCGGCAGAGAATGGCGCTCTCATATTGTTAGGAGATGCATTCCTTATGATTGGTTCAGCCGGCGCCATCTTTGCTCTTGAGAGTATTCCACCTTTTGCAGCTGTTGCTGTTGCGGCTCTTACAACTTACGCACTACCTTACATTCTCAATACGAAGATGCAGGGGACTTACAAATATGTCGCGGCTGCCCCTGTAAAAGCCGCTCCCAAAGAGGAGACCGTTGAAAAAAAGGTACCTCAGACGAGAACCAAGGAGAAGATACACTGGGATATGTTAAAACCAGAGGTCCAATCCTCTGGACCCGATCAAGTTGAGAAGAAGGTTCCATGGATGGGTAATCAGGAAATAGGAACCATGGATTCTAAGCAGATGTTCAGCCCTTATTCGCTTTTATAATGAGTGCGGGTCTAAAACAGGAACGCTATATTATCTAATGAAGGCGTCTGACTCGACGAACTCGTTGACTGAGTTGACAGAAGTTGTTACGGAGGTAGATTGTTTTATCTGCCTTGAGCACGAACATGAATCAGGTGAACCACTTGTTGATAGTAATATGCTAAGAACATGTGGTTGTAAGTTTGTTGTTCACCCTCATTGTTGGAATAAATGGGTCAAAAATAAATCTGACTGGGACTGTCCCATTTGTCATAAGAAGAGTTTGCAGACGCTGAATATCGCGCCCAATCCTACTATTAATCTTCTACAAAGGAATATTCAAATGAATAATTATATTTCATCAAACCGATCTTTGTTTATTTTTATTGGGGTTATTGTCATTTTCAGTCTAGGTATTATTATAGCTCTTAGTTTGAGCATTTCTAAATAATAACTTTTAACCTTATTATGCTTTAGCTAATAGAAACCGCCCGTAAAAAAACACCTGGCGATATGCGATCTTTGTAATTGGGTCAAACTTATCAAAGAGAGGTATGAACCAATCCACAATCTCTTTCCGTTTCTTCAGACATGCGTGAATGTAGAGGGCCTGGAAAATATTTGGCCAGTCTGGGGATGCATCAAACTCGGACTCCTGGAGCTCTTTATAATAGTCTTGGAGTGCGTAGAGATTATTTTCGTTAATGAGAGTTTTACACTCTTGAATAATAGAATCATTGATTCGTTTATTCATCTAGTGTTGTTGTATAATTTCTTCAAAGCTCTTTTGTAATTCTTTACACCTAGATTCCTCAAACTGAGGATTTAGATGTGGAAATTCTAGATAGAAATCTTGGAGTTTTACTTTAGCATCTTGTAATTTTTGAGCTAAATCTACCTTTTTAGAGCTAGTTGTTTTCCAACACACACCTTCAGTCTTAAACTCAATTGCGAAACGATCTCCATGTAGACCATTTGCACGAACATACCAAATATGTCTTGGTATTTCTTCAGATTTAATTAAACAACCCTCTGGAAGAACTACATGTCTTACTTTTTTTGCTTGATTAATATTTTGCTGTGATTGTGATATAATACGAAGATTTTCTTTTCTATTATCAAGCCCGTTACGATTAATATGGTCTACAGATTCTTTGCTACCTTTACCAGGAAATAAATCAACACCCATAATCAAATTATGTAAATATAACTCTCTTCGTTTACCATCACCACAGCAATAAGCTGATGAAATATAGTTATTAGAGGCAAAATGCCATGCCCTTTCTGAAACTGTCTTATAAAATTCTTTATCAAATACAAATTCTAAATCTAAATCTTTATATCGTATAGTTCCTATAACATATTCTTTATCATTATAAGTAATAAATCTATAATCTATATTTCCAGGTTTGCGACCCGAGTTACGATAATCAGACCTCTGTTCTATTTCCATATTCAATCAGTTCTACTTAATGAATACAGAAATTAATAATCAATTTTTACACATTACCTACAAATAACAAATATATAACACAAAAAGCCGGAGAACCACTGGGTGGATTCTAACTTTTTAGTTACTATATGCAAGACCGCCCATGCCAGACATAACGCGGAGAACGTTGTAGTTTGTGGCGTAGATGTAGACAGTTGAGGAGGTGGTGGTGCCGACAGCGTTGTTGGAGACAGTCAAGAGCAATGTAGTGTTGTCAATGCGTGACAAGTTGCATGTGCCGCTTGGTTGGTGTTGCTCTGGCTGGAGGGCGAAGGAGTACACGTTGATACCGACCGCAGGCACGTTGGTGTGGTGCTGGAATGGTTGGACCTCGTTGAAATATCGTCCCTCACGAACCTGGAATCGGTCGTGGCCGTTGAGCTGGAGGAGCGCAGTGATGCAAGGGTTCTTTCCAGCCATTCCCTCGAATCGTGTGACTGAGTATCCAGACTCGAGGACAGATCGGTCCCACCAGTCGGAGAAGTTGAATGGTTGCTGACCCTTCCATGGGTTGATGATGGTGTCATCGCATGAGACATAGGAGTCTCGTTGGACAACCCAGACAAGCTCCTTACAAGGGTGGTTGAAGTTGAGCTTGAGCTTGTTGGAAGAGGAGGTGATGGACTCACCGCCAGTGAACTGGAGGGTCTCGATCAAGTACTCGTGGGAGACCTGGGCGAACTTTCGTCGTTCATCAGTGTCGAGGTAGATGTAGTCAACATAGAGAGATGCGGCAGTGAGGTTTGCAGCGTTGACTCGGTCTCGGATGGTGTGGATGTTGCTTGTGATCTGGGGGGTGATGTCGAAGCAGAGGTTTCGGAGGTCGTTGAACTCGAGGTTGATGCGGACCTCGTGGTATTGGAGGGCGATCAAAGGGAGAGCAAGACCTGGGTTGCGGCAGAACCAGAATTGTAGAGGAATATACAAGGTGTAGTCTGGTGCGCAGTTGAGGACCTCTGGTGAGGAGTTTGGCTCACCACCAGCGCAGTCATCATCGCAAGGCTCACCGCCCTGGACGAGGAGGTTGGTGAGTTGAGGAACGTTGCCAACCATCTTGGCATAGCCACCCTGCTTGCCGGCCTCTTGGGTGAGCTCATTCCAGATGTGGAGCCACTGTCCGTAGTGCTTGTCAATGCGTTGACCGCCAATCTCGAGCTCGACGCTCTTGACGAGGTTGTGGCCAACCCAGTTGAGCCAACGGAACTGTGCACCAGAACCGTCAGAGGTCTGGAGCTGAACCTTTGGCAGTGTGGCCTGGAGGTAGATGCGGTGGATCAAGTCGCCGTTGCGCTGGATCGTGCATGTGACACGCTTGCCGAAGCCAGGAGAACCGTTGAATGGGTTCTCAATGGACTCCATGGCGAAGTTAGTGTGTCTTCGGTAGACCACCTTGAAGAAGGTGATCTGGGGATTGCCAGTGAGGTAAACGTCCTGGGCACCGTAAGCGACGAGCTGCATAAGTCCACCACCAGTCATTTGTGTCTATACCCCTTAGAAAGAAAAAATTCTGAAGAAGTGCCGGAATGGCGGAAAAAGGAAACTTTTCACGAATAACTGCGTTTCTGCCTTTGAACCTTAGTCGGTCTAAACAAAAGAACTCAAATCCTATAAGATTCGTATACAATGTCAACAGGTGATGCGTTTTTTAAGATACGTCCCACCAAAAGGAGTAATCCAGAAGCGAGAACTACTCTTGATACAGTCCATCAAGTACAACTAGGTGCTATGATTGATCGTGAGAAACAGGTCGGAGAGCTTGAAGAGGAGTTGAGCACGCTTGAGTCAAGTCTTTCAACTATAACGGATGATGTTCAATATGAGGTTATTGAACAGCAAATCAAGGCTCTTCAGAAGGAAGTTCAGAAACGGCGGGGAGGAAATGAAGTATATGATTATTTTCTAAATGCTGGTGAACTTTTGTATCAGTATTATGACGTTCAAGAAAAGATTAATAATGGTGCAGAGGGTGTGGCAAAAAGTTCAACCTATAAGGCAAAACCTGGCGATATTCTGAGTTCTCTCCAGACAGCCAGCGCAATCACAACAGGAACTGCACCTGTGGGTGAGCGTCTTCGTCGCGACAAAATCTTAGAGAATTATCTTCAAAAAGTGGACCCTGAACATGCGCGTGGTGGAACTGAAACACTAAATGATCCTTATGGAGAGTGTGAAGAGTGCCAGACTGAAATGGTTTTCAGCCAGAATGAGGCCCTCTTCACATGCCCTAAATGCGGATTCCAGGAGTTTGTGCTCATTGATTCTGACAAGCCCAGCTACAAGGATCCTCCAAGAGAGGTATCCTACTACGCATACAAACGTATTAACCATTTCAATGAATGGCTCGCCCAGTTCCAGGCAAAGGAGAGTACAGAGATTCCTTCCACAGTCTATGACGAGATTATGGAAGAGCTCAAAAAGGAGCGTATTTCAGAGTATAGTTCTCTGAAGCCAAGCAAAATCAAGGAGATTCTTAGAAAGCTTGGATACAATAAATATTATGAACATGTTCCTCACATCTTGAACCGACTTAATGGTGAGAATGCGCCAGTCATGTCCCGTGAAATCGAGGAGAAGTTGCGTTTCATGTTCAAGGAGATTCAGCCGTCTTTCCAGACACATTGTCCAAAGGGTCGCAGCAACTTTCTCTCTTATTCTTATGTTCTCTACAAGTTCTGTGAACTCCTAGAGTTGGATGAGTATTTACCATGTTTCCCTCTACTGAAAAATCGCGACAAGCTCTATGTGCAAGACAAGATTTGGAAGCTGATTTGTCAGGATTTGGCTTGGCAATATATTCGGTCAATCTAGATTACTTCATGACCGTGTTTTTTACGGGGCGACGACGTGTTGTAGATTTAGGCTTTCCTTTGAGTGAGGCCATAGCAAGACTATATAAGCGATTGCGAAGTGTCTCTTTTCCCTTTTTCTTGGATAGACGGCCCTTATAAGGAATACCACTTCGTGCCCTCAATCTCCTCTCTCTATCATGCGCTGCCATGAGCCTCTCAAGCTCCTTGAGGTCTTTTTTAACTTTTAAGTTTTGGGCCGTTTCACGCTGGGTTGTACGCCTTGGTGTTGCGCGTTTTTTAGACTTTTGTGCATAGCGTGTTTGCGTTTTGAGAACGGCTGCGCCAGCGGCACCCGCTGCAACTTCAGCAACTACTGGATCTGCTCCTGCTTCTAATGCTGCATTGCGTGCCCCAACAGCGGCTGCTAAACTTACTTCTTCAACAGGTGCAGAAGGTGCAGCAAGAGAAAAATTGTGTTTTACAGCATTTTTATTTACCTGCATACTCTTAAACATATTATCTAAATCATCCAAATCAATATTATTAGACATTTTTCTATATTATAGAAAGTTTTTTATTTTTTATCAGAAGTTGTTAATATCACTGACTCGGGTTCAACAAGAGGGATTCCATCAAGCGCATTTTCAATACTCTTCATAGCAGTTTTAATACGCATCATTTGCTTTTCACACTCTTCATAGTTTCCGCAATAGAGAATCTGGGTCTTTTGTGTGTGGTAATAGAGGCAGATAGAGGGTGAACCTAGACAGTTGGTTGTCATACTTACATTTGCAAGACTGGGAACATGAATCACAGTATTGGAAATCCGAAGGAATCTGGACATTTCTATGAAGGTCTTTTATAAAATGTCCATTTCAAATTTAGAAAAGTCCTGAGCCTGTCATTCTTATAAGGTCGCGATTTACCATCCGAGGGTATATGTATTTGTAAAAATAAGCGTCTTCCTCTGTCGGGACATGGCTTGTTCGTAGCTGAACCATCGTACCAGGCGATGTTGATCCGAACCCTTCTGTAACACGTGTAAGAACAAGCGCAATAAATAAGAGGATAAGTGCTATTATGACGGACTTCATCTGGCTTTTATAGATATATTAATGTATATCTATAAAATCGCTTTGAGATTATACTATGTTAAATAAGGCCAATAAACGTTTTATATTATGCTAGTGTCTGTGCTTATGCCGCTGCGCTTATGCCCGCATCGGGAATCCAACTAGGTTGGCACCGATACCGAAGCCAGCGCCCTGGCGAGCCGTAACGCCGATGGATGGGCTGACAACGTCGAGGATGGCGAAGACGGCCGCAGCGACA